CCATATTGATAACTTATACGCTTCAAACGGTATAAGAATGGTTAGAGGACGTTATGAAGTAAGATATGGTAATAAATACTTAGGCCAATTACACACTTTTGAGGAGGCACAAGCATGCAGAGACGCGTACTTGAAAAAGATATTGAGAAAAGCGTCTGCGGATGGGCAGATGAAGTAGGTATTGAGCATATCAAGATGGAGCTCAAACATGATGTAGGTTGGCCAGATAGGATGTTTTTAGTGCCTGGTGGTAAACCAGTAATCATAGAATTTAAAAGACCTGCAACGGCTGGTAAAGATGATGGTGGCGTGTTGAAAGGTATACAAAAAGAAAGAATCAAATACTTGATAGAAAATGGGTACAACATCTACGTCTGTGACAACAAAGACAACGCCATTCGTGCCATTACCGGCGGAATTCATGGCGGTTGAAGACAAGCCGGTAAGGTGGGCTGCTGACCAGTACCAGCTTGAGGCCTGCGCTTGGTTGGTAACACGTCAGTCAGCAGCTTTATTTCTTGATCCTGGGCTTGGTAAGACGGCTATAACATTGGCCGCTATCAGCTACCTTATGAACGCTGGTAAGATCAAGAAAGTATTGGTGATTGCCCCACTCCGTGTTTGCCACTTAGTTTGGCCGGCTGAGATTAAGAAATGGGCTGATTTTAATCATTTAAAACTGAGGGTGCTACATGGTGCAGACAAACAGAAAGAATTGGACAAGAAGGCTGACATCTACGTCATTAATCCAGAAGGTTTGCGATGGCTTACTGAGAATACCAGAGTATTTAAAAACTTACATTTTGATGTACTTGTTGTCGATGAACTCACGAAGTTCAAGAATACGAAGACGCAAAGGTTCAAGCAGATGAAAAGTCTGCTCCAGACGTTTAAGTACAGGTGGGGACTGACTGGTTCACCAGCGGCCAACGGGCTTGAACATCTGTTTGGCCAAGTGTATATGTTGGATGGCGGTCTGAGCCTTGGTAGATACATTACTCACTATAGAAATGAGTATTTCAAGATTGACTATTCTGGGTTCAAGTACATACCAACTCCTGGGTCAGCTGAACGAATCTATGAAAAGCTTAAACCAATATGTTTACGTATGGCGATTGCTGACTACGTTGACATGCCAATATTTAGAATGAATGAGATCAAGGTTACACTACCTGATGAGGCCATGTCGTTGTACAATGAGTTTGAAGAGGAACTGGTAATTGAAGTCCAAAACGAAACTGTGACTGCAGTCAACGCGGCCATAGCTGCTATGAAGTGCAGGCAGGTATCTAATGGAGCCATATACAAAGAGGCTAGAAATGATGATAGGTATGGTTACATTGAGATACACAAAACAAAGATCGAAGCCTTGATAGACTTGGTTGATGAATTACAAGGCCAACCGTTGCTTGTCGCTTATGAGTTCCAACATGACCTTGATAGGTTAATGGCAGTATTTCCTGATGCAAAGTACTTAGGCAAAGGCCAGAAGATGTCTGATGCTGTTGAGATTGAGAAGCAGTGGAATAATGGGGAGATTGAATTGTTATTTGGTCAACCTCAGTCTATGGGCCACGGACTTAATCTTCAGAAGAACTGCCATAATATAGCATGGTTCACCCCATCTTGGGATCTTGAGTTGTTTGACCAGTTCAATGACCGTGTGTACAGACGTGGTAATGCAAGCCCGACTGTTGTGTGCCACGTGATCATAGCTCTAAATACTGTAGATGAATTAGTAATGAAGAGCTTGAGAAAGAAGGAAAATGTACAGAAAAATTTATTCGAAGCACTAAAAAAATAGTTTAAAAATAATTTTTATTGTTCGTATAAATTATTATATTCAGTCTTTCCGATGAGTAAATAAAAACTTATCGGCTTTTACCAACAACAACAATAACTTTAATTTTATTACAATCATGGAAGAAAATTTGACTCTGGCGGAAGTACTTGGTGAATCTGATGAAGCAGTTGATCCACAGCAGGTGAAAGAAGTACCTGTAAAACGTGTAAGTGCAAGCTCACGGTTTAAAGACTTGATCATTGAAGGTGGACGTACTGACGAAGAAATTTTCAAGATCTGCCAGGCTGAGTATGGGCTAAGTGATGACAAACGTTCCTATGTATCTTGGTACCGCAATTGGTTCAAGAAAAACAAGCCGGAAATTGTATTGCCTGAGAAGCTTGGCGGTACTAAGCTTGCGAAAGTCTACACTCCAGAAGAGATTGCTGAGCGTGAAGCTAAAGCAGCTGAACGTGTAGCTAACGTTGAAGCAAAGAATGTGGAAAAAGAAAAAAAGAAAGCTGATAAGGAAGAAGCAAAACGCTTGAAAGCTGAAGCGAAAGAGCAGTTACGTTTAGCGCGTGAAGAGCAGAAGAATGCTGTTAATGCAAAAATCAACGAAACAATTGCTGCACAATCTGGTGTTGTTATGAATGATGGCGGTCTTGAAGCGACGTACGTAGAATCAGAGGTTGATCCTACTGTTGCTGAATAAATAATCTTGTTGGTTGGAAAAAGAGTATACGGCTTGAATCGCGTCACAGTGTCAAGCCGTATATTTTTACCAGTATTAAATACAACTAATTACTTTAACACAATGGCTAACGCAAAAGGAAAATCGATTGATACATCACGTCTCAGTAATGAAGATGCTATCAAGTATATAAGACTACACAGAGACTACTTGGCACACGTACTACGGTACGATCATGTGTACAAGTATCTTAAAGAAAATAACAGGTACTTAAATGCTAAAGTGCTTGATGTTGGTTGTGGGGGAAATACACCTCTGGCAAAAGTTATGTTCCATAACATGATGAAGCACGATGAGCTAGGTTGTTATGTGGGTGTTGACTATGGGCCGATTGGCAATCCAGTGCACCCAGCTCCTGGTAATACTTCATTTAAGGCAATACTTCATCAGAGAACAGACTTCTTATATTGGGAATCACCATCCAAAGAATATGACCTGATTACTTGTTTCGAAGTTCTTGAGCACGTAGAACCGAAGCACGCGTTCAACATGCTTAAGAGGATGTGTAAACTGATGGGCGAAGATAGCATACTTATGGTTTCTACACCAATATATAAGCCATCACTTGGCGCGGCAAGCAGCCACGTGAATGAGATGTCTTATGAGGCTATGGAGTACTTGTTCTACAAAGCTGGTCTTAAGGTTGTCCAAGTGAATGGTACATTTGCTTCTCAGACTGACTACGTGAAATCACTAACGGACAATGACCGTGAGTTCTTTGACAGACTGAACAGGTACTATGATGCTAACGTCGTATCTTGCATAATGGCCCCACTTGTAAACCCAAGACAATGCCGTAATGCTATTTGGAGAGTTGTAGTGGATTATGCTGGTTATAGGCCACACACTGTACCTCAAGGCTCTGAGCACTCAAGCTCAAACCTATGGACTAAATTCGTGGAGGAATTAAATGCTTGAACATAACGAAAGACCGTTCTCAATAATGGACATTATTGAGTTCCAGTACAAGTTCACAGACCATAGTGTTATCAAATGTAAACCAGAACTTGCTGTTGTTTCTGTTAATAAAGCAAGACTAGCCCATCTGTATGAGGAGGTGGGGGAACTTGGTAAAGCTTTGAAGGATGGGGACATTGTTGAAGTAGCCGATGCACTGGCTGACATCATATACGTGGCTATGGGTTCTTTTGTGGTGAACGGGTTACCATATGATGATATAATGTTTGAGGTTCACAGAGTTAATATGGACAAGATGCCAATGTCAACTAACAGAGCGAAGTACGACGCGGTTAAACCATTAGGATGGGTACCGCCAAACTTAAAAGCAATAATTGAAGGATAACAAATGGCACAACTGACAATTTTCGAAGGGCCTGATTGTTCAGGCAAATCAACGAACGCCCAGAAGTACATTCATGAGTTTGGCGGTGTGTATGTACACTGTGGTGCAGAGGCAGCTGAGGACCCACTACTATACTTCGTTGGTAAGTTAAAACCACTGTTTGATGGTAAGGACGTTGTCCTTGATCGTAGCTGGTTGAGCGACACGGTATATGGCACCCATGTACGTAAATGGACGAAGATGACTCCAGAAATGATGGAGTTCTTTGAGGATGCTTTTTACATGTTCCAGCCTGTTACATTCTTACATATTGGTAATAAGCATGATATGCTTAGATTGTGGGAGTCACGCAGGCGTGAGGAGTATGTTCAGAGTCGTGATACTTTTGAGCGTGTCATTGAAGCTTACAGGACAACAAAGAATTATCCAGGTAAGTTGATTAAAGTGAATGGGTTTTCTGTAACGCCTTTCAAACTAAAGGAGCTGAGAGAAAATGCTTGGAGATAACACAAACGTTGTGTGGGTAAGTGCCTTAGACAACATATTGACTAATGGTGCTATAGTAAATACCAGAGATTTAGAGTGTATGGAGGTAACAGCTGATTTGATTACTACAGAGATTGAAAAGCCTGTGGTAACAATAAAAGACCGTAAACTTGGTTATAAGTTTATGGAGGAAGAAGCTACTTGGATGTTGGGTGGGAGAAGAGATATTTTCCACCCAAATATGGCTAAGTACAGTGATGATGGTAGAACACTCTTCGGAGCTTATGGCCCACGTATAGCTTCTCAATTTAATTACGTGGTGCACGCTTTGCACAAAGATATCAATACAAGGCAAGCTGTGTTGACTATTTGGATAGAAAAACCACCGGCGACAAAGGATGTTCCATGCACTTTGTCTATGCAGTTTATGGTGCGTAATAACAAGCTTGATATGTTTGTGAACATGCGCTCATCTGATATATGGCTTGGTGTTCCTTATGATACGTTCTCATTTAGTTGTGTAGCTTTGAAGGTACTACACAGGTTGAACGAAGGTGGTTATGGCATACAACCTGGTAAGTTGTACAACTACGCCGCAAGTCGTCATCTCTATATGAGTGACTTTGATAAAGCAATCGAAGTTGTTAAAGGTAATCATGAAGAAGCAGCCACCGACGTGTTCACAAGAATGAAAGTAAAAATAAAGGATGGTTTATGATGGGAAGATTATCAGTAATAGAATGGGCTATGAACTTAGCCAAAGACACAGCAACACGCTCCACCTGCTTATCACGGCAGGTTGGGTGTGTTTTATTGGACAAACGTAACCATGTGGTTGGTACCGGTTACAACGGTGCAGCATCAGGATTGCTACACTGCACAGATATAGGCAATTGCTACAAGCGTACTCTTGGGTATAAGAGTGGTACTGGCGATGAGTTCTGCCCTGCGATCCACGCTGAAGTTAATGCTGTTATTCAGTGCAAAGATGTGTATGAGATAAACTCAGTGTTCGTGACAACATCACCGTGCCACACGTGTACTAAAATGCTTCTGAGCACTCCTGCACAAACAATATACTTTGAGGATGATTACGATAGCATCTCAGGCCAACAAGCTAAAGGGATATGGATTGCTTCAGGTCGTAAGTGGGTAAAGTTGAACAGAGTGGCAGATGTAGTTTAAATATACCTTTTTCGCAGGAGAGCGCTAAAAGTCGCGGATAGTAACGTATGTCTAACCCTACCACTTTACGACCTGGGTCGTTTCTGGTAGGGTTTCTCTTCCTTCGACGGAGCTTTAAAATACCGGAATAGACATCATGTACTAAATTATTAACTATTATGTTTACAATAAAAGAACTTGAACAACTTATAACGTACAACCCGACTACATCTGAGTTCAGTATTATATCTAAAGGACCGTACAAATACGTGTATCTAAGCAAGACAAAGCATGGTTATCTACAATTTACTTTCATAGATCATACGCTTAAAAGTAAATCAGTAATGGCCCATAGAGTAGCATGGTTCTACACTACTTATGAGTGGCCAAAACATACTATAGACCACATAAATGGAATAAGAGATGATAATAGGATTGAAAACCTAAGAGACGTAACACTCTTAACTAACGCTGAGAATAAGGTATGTGGTGCATATAGGCATAAGTATGACGGAAGATTTGATAAGTATATAATGCATTTTGGTAAAAGAGTAGGACGTAGCTATGTGGTACAAATAAATGGGCTTAGCTCAGCCAAAAGCTTTAAATCTAAAAGCCAAGCTATTATTTTTTGCCAGACTTATTTTTATTCACCTGAGAGCCACGGTTGATTGAGTCAAGCACTCCAGTAAGTCCTGGAGTGCTACCGCCTGGGTTATTTATTAGTGCCATTTTTCATCTGTTGTACTTTCTCAATAGTCCTACCACCAAAGTAGAAAGTGAATGCTGTGATTAACAAACCATTAAGAACGCTGATCCAAGGTGTTAGTAGTGCAACCTTATCAGGCTCCAAGAAAAATATTGTCAGATACGCTAACAATGTGGTAACTATGACAAGGTAGATCAACACTAATGGGCGGACACTTTTTGACAACCAAGAGTCAGAAGCCATGTCATTCTTCTGACGTTCTGTGACCTGAGATTCAAGTGCTATTATTTGGTCATTGAGCTTAAGCGTAAAATCTTGAAATAGCTGTTCAAGCTCAACCTGGAACTTAAGTCTGTCTTCATCTGTGGTTACAAACTTCTTGACTGTATTACCGATATCACCGATTAGACCACCAGTCAAGGAATTAAGCACTCCTGTAATGAAACTCATGGGAGGAACAATTTAATTTCATTCCCACGCCTTACGACCAACCCTTCATACTCAACGCCGTTAACATACACCCATCTCCTGAACTGTTCTGCAATCTCTTCAAGACTTGCATTGGCTTTTATCTTTTTGAGCAAAGTGCTTGATGCGAACTTGCCTGCACCAAAGTTGTAGCAGAAGTCAACAAGCGCATCAAATAGCCCCTGAGATATTGGAGGGCACAGAGCGTTTAGTATCTCATCAATGTTCTTGACATCATACTCTAAATACTCAAGAGCTTGCTTTTTTGTTATAACGAATGATGTCAAGATGATGGGACGACCAAGAGGTCTAGTCGTCCCATAACCAACAGTACGCTTACTGGCAGGGCAAAGGTATGGTTTTAACCTCAAGCCCTCAGATTTAGTTATTAAAGCAATTGCTGCCTCTGAATGTTTCATGTTCAGTTTCAATTTTTGTTAGGCGTTCTGTAAATTCGTCGTTGCGGTTGAAAAGTCTTTCTAATGATTCATCAATCTTTGTGAACGACCGCACCGTGTAAAACGCTACGATCGCCACAAGTATTGTATTTAGTGTGTTTTGGTCAATAAGCATGGCTACTACTTAAATATTAGCAATCCAAGGTCTTTCGTGTGTTCCTCAAGCCATTCAACTTCATGCTCAAACCACGTACCTTCTGCCTTCAGATACTCAACATCGTTTTG